CCTTTAATTACTGAACCTAGAAATTCTGCTGATCTATTACCAACAGGTTATTGGATGGAAGGCGATGAATATGTTATTGGAAACTTTGTTTTAAGCCAATGTACTTCTCTTGAAAGAAATGTTTCTAATATAGCTTGTCCTATAATGAGCTCAGAAGATGCATGGGGTGTATTACTAGTAACTTATCAAGATGGCGTAGAGCCTAATATGAAAACAACAAAAGCAACAGCAATGAAGATTTCAGAAATATTGTATTTGATAGATAGATAAACATAAAACAGGAATTTAAATGGCTAGAAATTATAAAAGAGAGTACGCCAATTATCAAAGTAAACCAAATCAAAAGAAAAGAAGAGCTTCTAGGAATACAGCTAGGAATAGAGCATTAGCAAAAGGCACAGTTAAAAAAGGTGACACTAAAGATGTTCATCATAGAGATGGAAATCCTAAAAATAACGCAAAGAAAAATTTAACTGTTAAACCAAGAAGCGCTAATAGATCTTTTGCAAGAAATAAAAAAGCAGGAAAAAAATGAGTAATGGTATTAATCCTTCTTCAATATTAAATAATTTATCTAGTTACTCACCTGATCAAAAAAAAGAACTTCTTAAGTTACTAGATGAGTATGATAAAGCCAAAAGAAGAGAAGGAGCTAAGTTAGATTTTTTAGACTTTGTAAAAGAAGTCTGGCCAGCGTTCATCAACGGAGAGCACCATAGAATTATGGCGGATGCTTTTAAAGATGTTATAGACGGCAAATTAAAAAGATTAATTATCAATATGCCACCTCGACATACGAAGTCTGAGTTTGCTAGTTATCTTTTACCTGCTTGGTTCTTAGGAAATTTTCCTGACAAGAAAGTTATTCAAACAGCACATACGGCAGAACTTGCAGTAGGGTTTGGTCGTAAAGTTAGAAATTTAGTTGGCGATTCTGATTTTCAAGATATCTTTGGAGAAGTAAAGTTACAAGCAGATAGTAAGGCTGCAGGTAGATGGAATACAAATAAAAAAGGTGAATATTTTGCGATTGGTGTAGGTGGTGCTGTTACAGGTAAAGGTGCTGATCTTTTAATTATTGATGATCCTCACTCGGAGCAAGAAGGTGCATCAGCAGACTCAGATGTTTTTAATAAAACCTATGAATGGTATACATCAGGTCCTAGACAAAGATTACAACCTGGCGGTGCTATTGTTATTGTTATGACACGTTGGCACAAAAGAGATTTAACAGGTCAAATTGTAGATGCAAGTATTAAACGTGGTGGTTCAGATGAATGGAAAGTAATAGAACTCCCTGCGTTAATGCCCTCAGGTAATCCTCTCTGGCCAGAATTTTGGAAACTAGAAGAGCTTGAAGCATTAAAAGCAGAGCTTCCTGTTTCTAAATGGTCTGCACAATATCAACAAGATCCTACTTCAGAAGAAGGTGCGTTGGTTAAAAGAGAATGGTGGAGAGTTTGGGAAGATGAGTATCCTCCCCCATGTCAATTTATTATACAGTCATGGGATACAGCTTTTCTAAAAACACAAAGAGCAGACTATTCAGCTTGTACTACTTGGGGAGTATTCTATGCAGAAGATGAATTTGACGGAAGGCAAGCACCTCAATTAATTTTATTGGATGCTTACAAAGATAGATTGGAGTTTCCTGAACTAAAAACAAAAGCTATGGAGTTATATAAAACTTACGAACCTGACGCATGTATAGTTGAAGGAAAAGCCGCAGGTATGCCATTGATATTTGAATTGCGTGCCGCAGGTATTCCTGTTTCAGAGTACACACCAACTAGAGGAAATGATAAAGTAGCTCGTGTAAATGCAGTTGCAGATTTATTTGCATCAGGTGTAGTATGGGCACCAGATACAAGATGGGCAGAAGAAGTTGTTGAAGAATTTGCTTCTTTCCCAAATGGATCACATGATGACCTTGTTGACAGTAGCACGCAAGCTCTGATAAGATTCAGGCAGGGTGGTTTTATAAGTCTGTTTAGTGATGAAGAAGAAGAACCATTTGATGAAAGAAGGAAGGCACAGTATTACTAATGGCTATAGAAAAAACATTAACACCTATCGATCCTGACGCAGTTGAAGTTCCTTTAAATGGAATGGCAACTGAAATAGAAATAGAAATAGAACCATCTTTAGAGCAAGATGATGGAAGTATGATTATTGATTTTGAAGATGCTCCTTCAGGATTAGAAGCAGGATTTGGAGAAAATTTAGCTGAAGTAATGGATGAATCTGACTTAGCATCTTTAGGATCAGAGTTAATAGAATTATTTAATGCAGATAGAGAGTCAAGAGCGGATTGGGAAAATACTTACGTTACAGGTTTAGATCAACTTGGATTATCAATAGATGAAAGAACTGAACCCTGGCCAGGTGCTTGTGGTGTTTTTCATCCTTTGTTATCAGAAGCAGTAGTTAAGTTTCAATCACAAGCAATATCAGAAATATTTCCTGCTGAAGGACCTGTTAAAACTAAAATTGTTGGAACTATTGATGTAGAGAAAGAACAACAATCTCATAGAATACAAGAATACATGAATTATCTTTTAACAGAGAAGATGGTTGAGTATAGAACTGAAACAGAAAAATTATTATTTTCTTTACCACTAGCAGGATCAGCTTTTAGAAAAGTTTATTTTGATCCAACGATGGATAGACCTTGTGCAATTTTTGTACCTGCTGAAGATTTTGTAGTTAGCTATGGTGCAAGTGATTTGTTAACTTGTGAACGTGCAACTCATATAATGAAAAAAACTGAAAACGAAATAAAAAAATTAATGTACTCAGGATTTTTTAAAGAATGTGATTTACCTGCTCCTTCTCCTGATATCACTGAGATAACTGATAAATACAACAAACTAACAGGTGAAAGCGATACAAGTTTTGATAACGATAATCGTTATACTCTTTTAGAAATGCAAGTTGATCTTGATTTAGAAGGTTTCGAGGATATGGAAAACGGAAAAGAAACAGGCATTGCTCTTCCGTACATTGTAACCCTAGATAAATCTAGTAGAAAGATTCTTTCAATAAGAAGAAACTATGAAGAAAATGATCCTAAAAAAATGAGAAGACAACATTTTGTTCATTATCAATATTTACCAGGTATTGGTTTTTATGGTTTTGGATTAATTCATATGATTGGTGGTCTTAGTAGATCAGCAACTTCTTTACTTCGTCAACTAATTGATGCAGGCACATTATCTAATTTACCAGGTGGTCTTAAGACTAGAGGGTTAAGAATAAAAGGTGACGACACACCAATTATGCCAGGTGAGTTCAGAGATGTAGATGTACCAGGTGGATCTATTGGAGAGAACATACAGTTTTTACCATACAAAGAACCAAGTCAAACTTTATATTCTTTACTTACAACTATTGTTGAAGAAGGCAGAAGATTTGCAAGTCTAGGTGATTTAAAAGTAAATGATATGAACAATGAAGCACCTGTCGGAACGACTTTAGCAATCATGGAAAGATCTATGAAAGTAATGAGTGCTATTCAATCAAGACTTCATGCATCTATGCACAAAGAGTTTAATATACTAAGCGGTATTATTTCTAAATTTACTTCACCTAGTTATCCTTATGCAGAAAAACCTGATGAATTTGTTAAAGCAAAAGACTTTGATGGAAGAGTTGATGTCATTCCTGTAAGTAATCCAAACGCCGCAACAATGTCACAAAGAATTATGCAGTATCAAGCCGCACTTCAGTTAGCACAACAAGCACCTGAAATGTATGACATGCCTGAACTACACAGACAGATGTTAGAAGTTTTAGGAATTGAAAACGTAGACAAAGTTATTCCAAACAAACAAGATATTAAACCTGCTGATCCTGTATTAGAAAATATGAACTTGGTTAATATTGTTCCTGTTAAAGCATTTGAATATCAAGATCATGAAGCACATATTGCAGTTCATATGGCAGGAATGGAAGATCCTGAAATACAACAATTAGTTCAAGAAAGTCCTTCAGCACAAAGTATTATGATGGCAACAGAAGCACATATTAGAGAACATTTAGCCTTTCAATATAGAAAAGATATTGAAATTGAAATGGGTACACCGCTACCTGCTCTTGGTGAAGAAATGCCTCCTGAAATTGAAAAAAGATTGTCTGAACTTGTTGCTTCAGCCGCAGATAAACTATCTCTTCGTAAAAGGCAAGAGGCTCAACAGCAAGAAAGAATGCAACAAATGGAAGATCCTATTATTCAGCAAAGAAATAGAGAGCTTGATATACAACAAGGCGAATCACAACGTAAAGCAATGGCAGATCAAGAAAAAGCTAAACTTAATAGAGAAAAACTTAAAGCTGACATTATAAAAGAAATGGCTAAAATTGAATCTAAAGAAAAATTAACAGGAACTGTATTAGGTGTTCGTATTGGCGAAGCACTTCTTGAAGCAGAAATGCAAGAAGTAGATGTAGATGAAAAAGGATTTGCGGATGGTATTAAATTAGCTATTGAAATTCAAAAACAAATAGCTTTTGCAAAATCAAACTCAAAATTATAATGGCAGAAAAAGATCCAAGATTAAAAAGAGCAGGAGTTTCAGGGTTTAATAAACCGAAAAGAACTCCTAATCACCCTACAAAATCTCACGTTGTTGTTGCTAAGTGTGAGGATGGAAGCATTAAAACAATTCGATTTGGTCAACAAGGTGTTTCAGGAGCAGGAAAAAATCCAAAAAGTAAATCAGAAAAAGCAAGACGCAAATCTTTTAAAGCTAGACATGCAAAAAACATTGCAAAAGGTAGGTGTTCTGCGGCATATTGGGCTAATCGTACCAAATGGTAGTAAAAGTTAAATGGTAAAAAGGAGATAATACTATGAAGAAAGCAAAAGGAAAAACTCGCATGATGGGTGGCAAAGCAGTTAAAGGAAGAACTCGCATGATGAGTGGTAAAAAAGTTAAAGGTAAAAAAAGAGGCGGAAAAAGATAAATAAAATTAGGGAGGTTTTATGTCTTATTTGATATCGAATATTCCATACTTTAAGGTGTGGGTAAGAAAAGAATTTACAGCTGGTCACGAAAGATATCATGGAGAATTTATTCATGGTTTAGCTGTAGCTGTAAATTGCATGCCTGATAGATCATTATCATTTCAAGTTATATTTACAGGTTGTGAAGAAGAAGACAATAATGTTCATGGTGGTGCTATGTGGGCTCGTATGCCTATACAAGGAATGATGGCAGATATTCCTGTCGAAGACTGGCCAGAGAGAATGGAAAATCATTTATGTCAACCATGGGATTGTATGTCTCATCATCATTCAGTTATATCAATAGATAGAGCATCATCATCACCTTGGTATGCAAAAATAGATGGTGAATTTTATATGGCTAAGTATATCTTTACTGTTGATTATACAGAGCATGATATTGCAGATAGTCCTGATCAACATAAACAAAGTCATCTATTGTATTTGACTGAAGGTCAATGGAAAGGAAACTTAGTTGCTCTACCAAATAACAGAGTAAGAGTTACCAATCCTGCATTATGGGTTACAGGAGAAGGAGCTCCTGACTTTATGCCTAGTCAAGAAATACACAGTAGTGAGGAACACGAAAGCTATACTGACTCTAATGTAACATTTAACAACTTATACAAAGAAGATTGAGTTTTCAAAAAAATCATGATTAAATACTAGAAAGAAAAGAGGAAATAATGGCAAATAAAAAATCCACTGTTAATAAAGCAGGTAATTACACTAAGCCAACTATGAGAAAAAGACTTTTTAATTCAATAAAAGCAGGTACTAAAGGTGGTAAAGCAGGTCAATGGTCTGCTAGAAAAGCACAATTATTAGCTTCTAGATATAAAAAATCAGGCGGTGGCTATAAATAATGGCATTAAAAAAATCTCAGAAATCTTTAAAAAATTGGACTAAACAAAAATGGAGTACACCTAGCGGAAAAAAATCATCTGAAACTGGTGAGGTGTATGCTCCTAAAAAAACTATAGATAGATTAAAGTCTACATCAAAAGGCAGAAGTAAATTAGCAAGAGCAAACAAAAAGAAAAGAGCCGCAACTAAAGCAGGTAAACAACACGCAAGACATGGACTACACAAAGGTAAATCAAGAACTGTATAAATATTCTTTAAGGAATATATAAATAATTCTTGTATTATTGATTTTATAAGTTTAATAATTATATTAATATAAGTATAGGTTAACAATGAAATATATAATACTAACAGTAATAAGTTTATTTGTAGTAACAGGATGTGCAAGTTCAAACATATCTCTGACAGCAAATATACCTGAATCTCAAGAAATTGATATTCGTATAACAACTGAAAACAAAGACTCAGACTAGCTATATCTGAGGGAGAAAAATGGCAGAAACACAGTTTGGTCTTTTGAAAAAAAAGATTCAAGAAGAAAAAATACAGATTGAAGAAAATCTATTGGAGGGAACTGCAAAAGATTACTCTGATTATCGTCATCTCATAGGTATTATTAAAGGTTTATCTATTGCAGAAAGAGAAGTGACTGATATGGAAAAAAGATTTATGGAGGATTAAATGAAAGTAACCGATAATAGAGTATCAAGCAAAAAAGAAAAAGAAGAAGGCGGAATAAATGAAGCCTTTATAAGCAATGAAATGCATGAAACTATAAAAAATAAAGCAGAAATTGCTACAGAAAATTTAATTAAAAAATCAGAAGAAGCGACAGCTTCTCAATTACCTGAACCAAAAGGGTATAGAATATTAATTGCACTACCTGATATATCAATGAAAACAAAAGGCGGTATATATAAGCCTGATGACATGATGCACTCGGAAGAGATAGCTACTGTTGTTGGATTTGTTATGAAGATGGGTGCAGAATGCTACGATGATAAAAAGAAATTTTCGTCAGGTGCGTGGTGTCAAGAGGGAGATTGGGTTGTTTTTCGTGCTTTTACAGGAACAAGATTAAAAATACATGGAAAAGAATTCAGAATTATTAACGATGACAACGTAGAAGCCGTTGTTCAAGATCCTAGAGGAATAGAAAGAGTATGACAGATACACAAACAAACGAAGCAGAAAATTTTGATAATATACCTGAAACAGATACTTCAGCAGAAGATAGGTTTTTTGGTCTTAAATCTTCAGTAGGTATTGATAAAGAATCTAACATTGAAGTAGAAGTAGTAGATGATAGACCTTTAGAAGATAGAAAGCCTCCAAAAAAAGAAGATAGTGAGGTAAACGACTTATCTGAAAATGCAAACAAAAGAATAAAAAAATTAAAATACGATTATCATGAAGAAAGAAGAGAAAAAGAAAAAGCAGAACGTCTTAGGGATGAGGCGGTTAATTATGCTAAAAGAGCCTCTACTGAAAACGAAAGGCTTAATAAACTTCTTGGTACAGGACAGCAAGAGCTTGTTAAACAAGCAAAACAAAAGGCAGAATTTGCGAAACAAGCCGCTACGCAACATTATAAAAAAGCCTATGAAGATGGTGATGCTGAAGCTATTGCTAAAGCTCAACAAATTCTTACAGAAGCAACTCTTGCAAGTCAACAAGCGCAATACTTACCTCAACAATTAGCTAATGAAGTTTTAAGAGAAGAACAACAACAAGCACAACAGCAAGTACAACAAGAGCCTGTTCAACAGCAACCTGTACAAGCTCCTCAACCTGATGAAAAAGCAGTTGCTTGGCAACAAAACAACGAATGGTTTGGTGCAGATGAAGAAATGACAAATTTTGCATATGGAGTTCACACAAAACTTATTAAAGAAAATGTTGATCCTACATCAAAAGAGTATTATGATCGTGTAGATCAAAGGATGAGGGAAGTTTTTCCTCAGGAATTTGAAACCGAAGATTCATACGAGGAAGTAGCAGATCCTGTAGAATCTCGCAAGTCGCAAACCCCACCTAGTGTGGTAGCTCCTGCGACTAGAAATAACGGAGCAAGACCTAGTAAGGTCAAATTAACTGCTACTCAAGTTTCTCTCGCTAGGAAACTTGGAATTACACCTGAACAATATGCGGCTGAACTTATAAAGGAAAGAAGATAATGACAAAACAAGACATTAACGACAAAAACCAAAAACAAGATCAAATTGAAGCAGAAGTGCTTGAAGCCACAGAAGTTGCAGGTGATAGCCGCACTCCACGAGAAACTAGTGGAAGTAATCAAAGAGCAGACACGCAGCGAACTCAAGCGTGGCAACCACCATCAGTTCTTCCTGATCCCAAACCTCAAGATGGTTGGGTATTTAGATGGATTAGAACTGCTACAGTAGGACAATCAGACAACCCTAATGTCTCATATAGATTTAGGGAAGGATTGGAAGCCTGTAAATCAGAAGACCATCCTGAATTACAGATCATGAGTGATCAAGATTCAAAATGGGCATCTGATGGATGTATCGA